GACGCGGAAGAGTTTTGGATGTATTCAGATTATGAATGGGTTGCGAAAGGCGCTCTTAGGTTTGACGCAGGGTATAAACATGACACCAACGGAGTTGTGGTCACAGGCCATATTCCAGACGGAACAAACAGCGTAACTGTCACCAACGAGACAGCCAGCCCGAAAACAGCTTACGACATTGCTGTGGCGTTGCGGACGCTACTGGCAGAGGGCGCAGGCGGGATTACAATTACTGCGGCTACAAACGCATTCGGGCAGCTAACCTACACGATCAACGACGATGATACAATTGTCAGTAATGCACTTGTCTCTTTGATCGGGTCAGTTTCAAATGACCTTGATACAGCAAAGCAAGACGCTTCTGCTAATCTCGACACATGGTCTGGCGTGGCTCCTTCCGCTAACGGACAGTCTCTTGTGGCTGCTGCTAATTATGCTGCTATGAGAACCTTGCTCGACCTTGAGGCCGGTACTGACTTTCTTGCTTATAGCTCATTTTCTGCAAATGGGATATCTCTGGTAGGTGCGGCTAATTATGCAGCCATGAGAGCTTTGCTCGACTTAGAAGCAGGGACTGACTTCTACAGCAAGAGCGCCGAAGATACATGGAGAAGCAATGTCAGCCAAACAGAGATGGGATACCTTGATGGTGCAACCAGCGATATTCAAACACAGCTTAATGCAAAAATGGAGGACTTGGTAGACGACGCAAGCCCGACTCTTGGGGCTGTTCTTGATAGTGCAGGGTACGGATCAACCAACTGGCGTGAACAGGTCACGCTTGTTGCAACCAATACAGACTATACTCTGACTCGTTCTGATTCAGGGAAGGTGTTTACCTATACTGGAACAGGCGATGTTCTATTTGACTTGCCTGCCGGCAATACATCTGCCCACCTTGGTCAAAAGTTTACATTCATCAACACGACAACCAACCTTCTGAAGCTGAATGCTGATTGCGCCATCGACAATTCGGATAGTGGCGGAGATGCTTACGAGCTATACTCTGGTTCTGGTACAAACAATCTCTGGCCTTGGTCGTCGTGTACTGTGATCTTGGCAGAGTCTAATTGGTGGCATGTTGCCGATGCTCGTGGTGATTGGACCACTACTGGCACGGACGCCCCAACGGTTCCTTTATCACCGTACATGCCACAAACCTCTACAAATGACATACCGACAGTCTTTACTCCGCGTTACGTGGGAGATCGACTGATAATCTATTCAAACACAAATCGCTACTATGTCGCATTCGGCACGACGACGAATGACTGGGATAGTATCTACGACGTAGCACCGTAATAAGGAGACAGGCCAATGAAAGAACTTAAAGAACTCAGGACACTAAACGCGAAAATCTTTGACACATCGGACGAGCCGGGAGAGGGCAATCGTCGCCTAGTGGCTCGGCATTTGAACCCGATGCATTACGATAACGACGGTGTGCTTGAAGACATCGACATGACCGTTGAGAATGGTGGAGTGCACAAGTGCGGTTATGACGTTGACCTGTACCCCGACAAGATCGGGTATCACGGAACCGCACCCGATGGTAAGGCCATCGAGCTTGAGCTGTTGGAGAACTACGTCGAGCCGACGATTGACGGCAACAAGGTGACGTATCCTAATGTGTCGCAGAACGTCGATCTTCAAATCATTTTCCTTCCGACAATGATTCGTGTGAACCGTATCCTGAAAGCTCAAGGTGCGAAGAAGCGAGCACAGTTCAGAGTGAAGCGTGAAGAGGGTATCAAGGGTAAGCTCTTGAACCTCGGTGCTGACTCCGAAGGGAAGAAGACTGAACTCCAGAACGTCGAGCACGAGACTGGCAATCCGCACGAGAAGCTGATTACTCAGACGTGGAGTGGCAAAGTTGCGGTGATGAACAAAGATACTCGCAAGAAGGAATGGTCAGCCAAGCCGGAAGACATCAAGTATCCAGTAACGATTGATCCTACTTCTACTTTCAGTATCGCTGCAAATGCAGATGATGGTGGGGCGGAGATAAGTAAATTTACCTTTACTTCAGTCACTAGTTTAAGAGCGGCATATAGTGTTGCGTCTGTAATACTTCAAAATTCTTCACCCCCATCAACTTTTGTAGGGAAGGGGGGATGGGTAAGATTTACTGGAATCACTATTCCGCAAAGTGCAACAATCAATTCAGCTATTTTGAATTTCTATGGTGGGGTAAGTTCAGGATCAGCTACATTTAATGCTAAGGTAGACTCCAGACAATCACCGGGCAACCCAACAAGTGCTTGGGGTGTTATTAATCCGGCAAATGTAGTTAGCGGCTCAGTAGTAAAAACTGTAACTAATACCACAACCTTTGCTGGGGCCAACCATGCTTTGATTGATTTGAATGTTACATCATTAGTCCAAGCACTTGTCAATTCTTATGAGTATACAAATGGTGAAATGGTTTTTTATGCTAATAAATCTGTGGTTGAGAGTAATATAATATATCTGTACATGCGCGATCGCGGTACCTCAAAAGATGCTGAACTGGTGATCAACTTCACCGCAGCGGGTCCGAGCACGCCCACGGACAAGACAACCTTCCACCACGGATAATAATTATGGACAAACCAGAACACAGAGTCTTTGTTTTCAGCCTGCCGCGTTGCGGGTCCAGCATGATGTCTGGAATCGTAGAACGGTTGGGCGTGGATATGAAGTACACGACTGAAGACGAAGATGAAGTAAAGCGTCGTGAAGAGAGCGAGCGGAAGCGGTATGGTGATACCTACCGCATGAATCCAAAGTTTTACGAGATCACGAAGAACCAGTTCAAGCATTGGCATGATATCTATATGACGCCGTTCTCTGGTTGTAAAGTGATTATCCCTGTCGGCGGTATGCGGTGGGAAGCGGTTACTTCACGCCCTGCCAAGGTGATCATGATGTGGCGTGACCCTGCGGAGATCAGGCAGAGTCAGGAAGCAAGCTACAAGAAGGCCAGAGCGACATACACTGGCCCCGATGATATGGAACCGTGGGAACACGCTGAAGCCTGTCTACGCACCCATCTAGCGTCTACTGAGGTGATGTTGCAGAATCGGGCTAACGCTTCGAACAATGCTCGATTTGGTGACTGTGATGTAGAGCCTTTTGACTTCATGATTGTGAAGTATCGTGACGTGCTTGCCGATCCAAAGAAAAAGATTACAGAAATCGCAGGATGGATACATGCAGACATGGACTTTGTTGATTATGCAGTAGCGAGCGTCGATCCGAACAAGATTCGGTTCAAGAAAGAAGAATTAGCCGAGGGGATATAGAGCGGTTACGGTGCGAAAGGAAGCCTGACAGTAGCAATGAGGATTGATCATAAACACGAGGTAAGCGCGAAGTTTGAAAAGATGACGGATAAAATTGTAGACTTCTTTGCCGGTATAGTTGTGCATTGCCTTAGTTATCGTCAGCTTGAATTGTTGTTTCATGTGATGGAATACTTTTCGAACAAGAAGGAAAAGAGTCTAGTATAATGAGTATTAACCACAAGAGAGGGAAGACACAATGAAGAGACTCATGACCCTATCGGTGGTTGGCCTCCTAGTTGCTGTGCTGCTTGTTTTCTGTAGCTGCGTGAAAGTAGAAAAGGGAGCTTTCGAGTTTACGTTCAACACCACGGTTGAGCTTGATGAGGTGAGAGGGATAACGATGGCGAATGCACAGCAAGAAGTGGAAAGGGAATAAGATGCCAAAGCCGACAGACCTGGAACTGAAGTTGATAGACGAAACTGAAGCATTATCCAGAGACGTGAGCAACGGTAGCTCACATGATATTCAGCTACAGGGAAAAGTAATTGGTAGGCTTGGTATGCTACTGTGCGGCGTTCTCCGTAATGGCCTTGTCTCCGTGGAAGAGTGTATCGCTAGGCATGGAGTTTGCCCGGAACACGTTGACCATGAAGGCAAAGACGCCCCGAAGATTAAATACGGCAACTTTGAGTTGTCGGGCTTCAAGTTTAGAGACCTTGAGCGTTGGGCTATTATTGCCGGCATCATTTATCTGGTTCTTTTAGTTCATGGTATAATTCCAAGTCCTGTTCAACGGGCAGACAAGGTTGCCAAGAAAGCAGCGTCAGCACTTATAGCCGAGGGGGTTAAATGAAACGGTTTCAGGTAGATAGACTGAAAGAAGGCGATATTATTGCTGGACGTAATCTGGTAAGCAAGCAAGGCAAGCTCATCAGAGACATTATTGGCAGCGTTACAAACCACAATGCTCTTGTGATCAATCACAAGCACCACGGCTTAGGCATCGGAGATATGTTCCCGCCTTGTGGAGCTTTCGTGCCTTTCTACCATTACGAAAATCTGGTTGAAGTTGGAAAGTATGATCTGCGTGTATTCAGGGTTATTGATGCCACCAGCGGAGAGAGATGCAGAATAAGTTATGAATGGCAAATCTTGGCAGAAGACCAACCATATAGCGAATACGCACTCTACCGATTGTGGGTGTTCAGGCTCATAAACGCCTTGCCTTACCACATTCACGGCAGGTGGTGTACTCGAATAATCGGAGACATTTTCAAGGTTGTGTTTCCGCAAGAACGAAACATCTTCCGCAAGATTTACGAAAAGGGTATGCCGTTGAAGAAGAATGAAACGCCCCGGACGGTTGAGAAAAGGCTTGTTCAGGGCTTACTTGAAGACGTGACGCATGAAGTCTTTAGATAGGAATAAACTATGGGCATTATAAAAAAACTCAGGACAGCAGCTCAGAGCGGATCCTCGACGAATCCCGACTATAACAGTGAGAAGTTTTGGGATATGTCTATCAAGAATTCGATTGAAATGCGTAAGAAGTATTCGAAGATTGATCGCTGGGATGACATCGAGGGTTACTACAATCACGATTGGGACATCGGAGATCCTGTGTTCAATATGGTCTATATGTTTGGTCGAAGCCTTATTCCGAATCTCATCTTCCGGAATCCGACTATCATAAACACGCCTCGCTTTCCTCAACATATTCCTTTCGCCTCCATAATGGACTCAATAGATGAGTGGTTGATTCAAGAGACCGAGCTCGAGGATATCATGAAGGATGCTGTTCTTCATGCCTATCTGTATAACATGGGCGCTGTAGAGGCTGGCTGGGACTTCCCGAATATCGATGCGATCGCAGACGTTAAGGATGAGACTGAGCGGCTTCGTGCTGCATTCTTGGCGAACATGGGCGTTCTGGACACAACGACTGTTGGATCCGAGAATAGAGCAAGAAGGCAGAATTTTCCATGGTTCGACGCCATCTACCCTCGAAAGCTTTTGTTTGAGCCAACGACCCGGAACCTTCGGACATGCCGCTGGTATGCAAAGAGCCTATTCGTTCCAACCAGGGTGCTTGAAGCAGACAAAGGGCTGAAGAATGTTAAGTCGACGCATGTTCCGATCGAGCTTCAGGATGACACGACAAGGGAGATCTTCGAGCAGATGGGAGGTATTGAGCCTTATACTCACTTCTATGAAGTTCATAACAGTGAGAAGAAAGAGATGTTCTGGATGAATATCGATGGACAATTCATGTTTGATCCAGTAGAGGATCCGATGCAGCTCGACGGTCTTCCTCTTGAAGCTCTTGTGTTCAACCGCAATCCTCTTTCGATTTGGGGTACTCCTGATTCGCTTTATATCGAGCCACAGATGCTTGAGGGCAATGAGACTCGCAGACAGGGCTTGAAGCAACGTAGGGCCGCTCTTCTGAAGTTCATAGCCAGTCAAGATGTATTCGATGAAGAAGAGATAGAGAAGTTGCTTACGGATGATATTGCTGTCTTGAGAGCAAAGGCAACCCCTTCAGGGTTGTCGAATGCGATCGTTCCTATTCAGCCTCATATTCAGGGAGATTTCTTTCCGTATCAGGAGAAGCTAAACGAAGATGCACAGAGGGTTCTTGGCTTTGGTAATAACCAGCTTGGAACATTTGCCTCCGGACGTAGAACGAAGTTCGAGGCTCAGGTCGTACAGCAGAATAACGATATTCGTATCGTCGAGCGTCGACACATGGTCGCCAAGATGATTGGCAATCTCTTCCGGAAAGCGAACCAGGCTGTCATGCGATACTGGGATCAGCCAATGCTGCTTCGTGTTATCGGCATCGAGGGAGCCTATCACTGGGTACAGGCAAAACCTTCTGACGTTAAGGCAGAGCTTGAGCTGAAGGTAGATGTTGACTCGATGATCCCTCCTTCCAAGGGACAGCAGAAAGAAGATCTGCTTGCACTCATGCAAGTACTGGCTCAGAGCAAGGATGCTAATCTCGTTCCAGTGATGCGTAAGCTCGTCTCTAAGTTCCCCGAAGTGAATGAGAGAGAGGTATTCCCGCAAGCCGCTCAGAACGCTCCTGAGAGCGCAGAGCAGTTCGCTGAGCAACAGCAAGCTATGCTTGACGATGGATCCGCAAGAGAGCAAGCGTCTAAAAGAGCTACAAATTTTCTCAATGCTGCGAGTTGACAACGAATGACGTAAGTGGTATTTGGTTCACTATCAACTTAATAATTACTACGAGGAGAAACCGATGCCAAAGAGCAAACAGATCATAATTGACTTCGAGTCGGCGATGCCGCGTTTTACCTTCGGAAAGGATCTCGAGGGTCGCAACATTACTGTTGCAAGGGCTCGTCTGTCTCGTGCATGGCGCACGTTTCTCAAGCTTGGCAACAAAGGCATCTCTCCTGAAGATGATCTGAAGGCTCGTCAGGCGATCCTGAAAGAGCAGCAAGAGCTAGAAGAGCAAGCGAGAGAAGAAGCTCGCAAAGAATATCTTGCTGAGAAAAAGGCTATTGAGCAAAAGCCGAATGCTGAACAATTTGATCTCAAGGAATACGAAGATCCGGAGCAGAAACGAATCGAGGAGGCTTCTAGGAAGCAACCAAAGGTTCGTGATCGCGTCGGTCTTCCGGACGAAAAAATAGCGAATAAACAAGGAGCTAGCGATGGAAGTGGAGAATCTGGAACAGAGTCAGTTGAGTCAGGAGCAGGGAGAGGGGCTGGAGAACAGGGAGCTAGAGACGCTGAAGCAGGAGAACGCAAGCTTACGGGAACAGCTTCAGGACACAAATTCTAAGCTTCTCGATATCGACGCAAAGCTCAGCGATCCGAATTACTTGAGGACGATTTCTTCTCAAGGGCGAGAAGAAGAGGATCCGGAGCCGCAGTTCGAAGATCTCGACACTGAGAATATGACCAGCTCCGAAGTTCTGGCAGAGATGGAACGCCGCCAGAGAGTTCGGATGGAATGGCAACAGAAGCAGACGGATAAACGCTTTAAGGCTCGAGAAGAGCAGGAGAGGTTGGCACAACAGAATGCGGCACGAGAACAGGAAGCTGCTCATATCCGAGAGTTCGTGTCAAAGACATCAGATTTTGGCGAGTACCAGGAGGACGTTCGATCTCTGTATGGAGCTCAATTGTCCATAGAGGACGCCTACGAATACGCCAAGTTAAAGAAAATAGCGCGAGATGTGGAGAGCGGAGCTCGTCATCCACGAAGGCAACCGATGAAATCCAGTCGTTCGGCTGATAACCGATCAGTGGAGAAGACATTCGATACCGTAAGAGATGGCGCGAAAGCCGCTCTGGACGAAGTGCTGAATAACGGAGGCACTCTCGATCCTGAATGATTAACGGAAAGAGAGATACAATATGTCAACAAGAACAGAAACCATTGATAACCTATTTGTAACCACATGGCGGAATACGAAGAAAAAGGTTATCGACCAAGTATTTGAAATCACCCCGCTCTTCAACCGTCTCCTCGAGAACGGTCGTATTCGTACGCAGGAGCAAGGTGGTCGTTACATCGATGTGAAGATCCGCGTTGCAAAAGCAGATCAGAACATCAAGTTCTTCGGTAAGGGTGATACCTTCGGGACTGGCGAAAAGCAGTTCTTGGAAGAGCTTTCTTTCCCATGGCGTTATCTTGGTGATTCCATGATTCGCTACTGGGAAGATGACCAGAAGAACCGTGGCTCGGCTAAGTTGCTGGACTATGTGGAAGAGAAGATCTCGAACCACAAGGCATCTCTGGTTGATAAGCTCGAAGGTGCAGCCTTCACCGCCGATGCTTCTGGCATTGGTATCAACTCACTTGCTGATTTGATTCCTGACGATCCTACGTCTGGAACGGTTGGCGGGTTAAATCGTGCAACCTATACCGTCCTGCAGAACCAGTACACGGACTTCTCTGGCAAGACCATCGCAACAGATCTCATTCCGGAGATGCGTTCGATGATCAACAACTGCTCGAAGTACAAAGCTGGAACGCAGATGAAGCCTGACATGATCATCACGACTCAGGCGATCTATGAAGAGCTGGAAGACATTCTTGATGGCTTGCAGCAGATCGTTACGTCGAAGACGATTCAAGCGTCTCTCGGCTTCGGTGATATCATGTATAAGAACGTGCCGATCTACTGGTGTCCTCAGTGTCCCGCAGGTCGCATGTACTTCCTGAACACCGAACATCTTCAGTTCGTGATCGATCCTTATGCATACTTCGACATGGGGCCATGGAAAGAGTTTGCTAACAGCCGTGATCGTGTGACTCAGATTCTGACCACATGCCAGCTGCTATGCGACAACTTCCGGAAGCAGGGTGTAATTCATAGCATTGCTTAACGACCCTTAGCAGGGGGGCCTCCGAGTGGGGGCTCCCCGGGTTTATCTAAGCTCAAGCCAATGAGCCGAAAAATGCCGCAAAAGCAAGGAGAGTGAATCATGGGTATTCACAATGTAGGAAACGAACAGGGGATTAAAGGGCTACCGTGTGGGAGCGTATTTGATGCTGCTTCTACGACTCAGAAAGCTGAACTCGGACGTATTGTCGACTTCAAAGATGGACGCAAGTTCATGTATGTCAAGTCTGCTGCTACGATCGGGGCTGGTGGTGTTGTCTCTCAGCCAGCCGCTTCTGCCGTAACTGCCAATGCGTTGGCTGTTGCTGCAATTGGCGCGAAAGAGCTGACTCTGACGATCGCCTCAGTGACGCTCAATCAGTATCAGGATGGAACAATCCATATTACTGATGATACAGGCCAGGGCTACACGCACAAGATCAAGAGCAATACCGCGACAAGCGGTGGCACAATTACGATCGAGCTGTACGAAGGTCTTATCGTCGCTGTTGACGCTACCTCAGATGTCGTCTTGGTTCCGAATCTGTGCAATGGCGTTCGCGCTGGTATTGCTGCTGCTCTGCCTCTTGGCGTATCTGTTGTTGCAACTACATCTGGAAGCTATTCTTGGATCCAGATCGCTGGTATTTCGACAGTAGGCGTTAAGACAGCTACTAGCATTGCTGCTGGCAAGATTGTCATGGCGGGTGCTGATGCAGGTGTCGTCATTTCTGACGGTACTCAGAAAGCGATTGGTGTTGCATTGGCAGCGGTAGATGACTATCTTGCTGTTGATCTTTGCCTCGGATAGGCATGTTCTATCCATCCAACCCCGAGGGGGGCGGAGCTCCTTTCTCTCCGTCCCCTTCACCTTGGAGAACAGATGACAGGAACAGAGCTACAGAACAGAATCATTGCTAATCTCGGTGGTCGGGATGACAAAGATACTGAGATTCTCCAAGCTGTTAACGATGCGATTGCTCGCATATCTGCTCTTCGTCGATGGAGCATAAACGAATCGACAGAATCCATTACGCTTGCTACCGATACGGCTGAATACTCTCTTCCTGCCAGAACGAAGGCTATCATTGCGGCTTACCTCGAACAGTCGAGCGGTCGTCTTGTAGTTCTTGAAGCTGTATCAACATTTAGATTTGATCGCATTTTCAAGGCTGGAAACCCAGTCACTTATGATGTCTCTTCGATGGACGGAGATCATACTGATGGAGTTCCGCTGCAGCAGACAGGCATCCAGACCGGAGAGCCGATTTCTTATTGCCACTTCGGGGGCGAGCTTATCATGTACCCGATTCCCACTTCTTCAGAGAATGGCTTAACGGTTTATCTTCGCTGCAATCGTCGTCCTGCAGAGATCGCGGGAGGCTCCGATAATCCACTTGGAGATGATTTTGATCGACTGGTTATAGCTTATGCTACCGCCGATATGTGTGCTCAATTGACGCTATGGGATGATGAGAAGAACTGGGAGCGTCGAGCTATTATTCTACTACGCGAAGCGATACAAGAGGAGAGAGCACGTCCTGACTGGACGCCAAGACTTAATGCTGCTGGCATTGCCAGAATACCGTAAGGAGGCATTATGTCCCGCATGCGTAGGAGCCTTCCGCCATACCTTCCTCGTACTGGCGTTAATTACGATTCAGAGTCTCTTGCAGTTGGAGAGAACGACTGTCTTGATATCCTTAATCTTTCCATTGCTAGACATGAGTTGAAGACTCGCCCAGGGCTTTCTCAGGTTGGACAGAGTACGTTCTGGCTGGAGACTGACACTTATACTGGAGCGGAAGCTTATGCGCTATTTATCGGATCCTTCTATTTCGCATTCACGCCAACGGATCAAATGCCTGTAGTAATGAAGGTGACTGATGCTGGAGGTACGACTTGGACGTGTACGGAAGATCTCGATGACAACAAGCTTTACGACGAAGACGGATTTGCTGTTGGTATGGTTAATCGCGGCCCAGGATATATAAACTTCGCCACATATCCGTATCCGCGTCGTGGCGGCGGGATACCGTACAACCCCTATTATCCTGTAGGCAATTCGACAATTACCTTTGAGTATCATAAGTACTCTAACTACGGATATCCGTTTACAGACAGCGAGACGGTTCTGAAGATGTCTTTCTTCAGGGATCCGGATGCTGGAGAGACACTGTTTGTCTTCACTGATCGAGGAGCTTACCAGTATGACGATTCAGGCGGGGATGCTACAGCAACGTTTTCGAATGTTCTTGATCCGACTGTTACTGATTTCTCCGGAATACAGTTTTGGGACACGACAGAGTTCACTGATTCTAATCTTGGTGCGACGATGGTAGCCGCAGGGAGCATCCCTCCTGCTTCAGCAACAACTGCTGAGAGCGATGGAGATAGCAGGGTGCTGTTGTACTGGGATAGAAGTACGTCGACGTTCAAAGAGCTTGCCCCGCGATATGAGAGCACAGAAGCCCTTTATACTTTCACTGGATCAGAGACTCCTCCTTTCGACCTTGGGACTGCGGCTGTACCACCGATCGATTATGATACTGTTTCTGTCTGGTGGTACGAAGGAAGCTATAAGTGGATCCTAACGTGTACTTCTGGAGGAATGCTGAAGGATCCGGATGACAACAATTGTGGATCTCTGGTGCTGGCTACAGGAGAAGCACAGCTTAATGCATGGCCTCAGAGGGGTGGAGGAGCTTATACCTATGCCCCTGCTTCTGGAACCGATGTTACGCTTGAGTATGAAACTGAGGTTTATATGCGACCTCGATTCGTCTTCAACATGAACAATCGCTTGATTATGGTGAACGTCTTCACGCATGACTGGAGCACAAGCACAGGAGACTGGGATGCTGACGGAACGTATAGGCCGTGGAGAGTGGCCTGGTCGACGCTGAATGACATTACCAAGCATGACTTCACTCTGGATTACTCTGACAATGTAGGGATAGACATATCGCCTTATGTGGCTGGAGAATATATTGGAGATCTACTGATTCTCTATCGCCAGAGTTCGATTGAGCAGATGTTCTATGTCGGGGGATCCGCGATCTTTGGCTTCCGGACAAGTGTTAATGAAGGTCTGTATGCTGGAAGTACTGTCGGATTATACCGAAATCTACAGTTCTTCCTTGGAAAAGATAACGTCTATGCTTATGACGGAAACTCGATACGACCGCTTGCTGACGATCGGATTCGTGAGCATATCCTTTCTGTAGCCAAGAGCGACTCTCTGGACAAGTTCAGGGCGTTCGTGGATGGAGCGAAGGCAGAGTATTGGATCCTCGTACCTACAACAACCTCTTGGCATCCATCGAGGGCGTATGTCTATTCGATCCTTCAGGATGCATGGACAGTGTATGAGTTCCCGAAGAAGATTACGGCTATGCAATTTAAGTCTGAGCATTTCGAGAAGCCTCTCGTTGGGACAGATGATGGTTATGTCCTAAAGCTAGACGAAGACAATCATAACGATAGCTGGGAGACGTGGGGAGGGAGCTCTTGGTCTACGTCGACGAATGCGATTGAATGTATGCTGGAGACAAAAGATTTTGTATTTGGGCCGTTGGAGAATCTTGATCGAGTTCAGCGTGTATGCTTCGAAGCTGCGAGTGATGGAGACTCCGGTAAGGTTGTCGGAGTGAGTGGATCTCAGGACTATGGCGAAACTTATTCTATTGCGAATCAGGACATCTCGTTGGATTCCGAGCAGAAGGATCGCTTCTACTGGATAGATACGACAGCCCGGAAGCTTCGCCTGAAGTTCTTGGCTTATGTTTGGATCTCGATTCGATACATACAGATTAGCGGATTAGGAAAAGAGGAGAAGTAAGATGGCAACAAACCCATGGAGATCTGGCGGCGTTGGATCCGGAACAGATACCATTGAGTATTTCAGCAGCATGATTCAGGGCTATAACCCGAAGAGCATGTTTGATAATGCAATGGCCGATATCGGAAAATTAACAAAAGCCGAAACCAAGAGGCTAGAGAAAGATCTGAGAGAGACGAATCGCCAGCTCAAAGGAGCTGAGAAGGAAGCAAAGATAGCGAGCAATGAAGCGGTTAGTAGTGCGAAGAGTCGTTACTCATGGGCCAACTATCGCTATGAGGATTCTCGTGGTTATCTGAGATCGATATTGGGTGACTTCCCTGACATCGATGCAGAATCGATCATGAAGATGGCTGAGGATCTTACGCCTCGGCTTGACGAAAGAGCCGCTTCTGTCTTTGATGAAGCTACCGGAATGATTACGGATCCGACTTCTTCGTTCCGAAGGATGCTCGATGGAGACTTCGACTTCACCTACTTCAACCAGGGAGTCGTGGAGCCGATGAAGGCTGCACATACCGAGATGCTGGATGATATCGTTGCTCAGTATTCCGGAGGCGATGCTTATGGCAGGGCTGGAGGATCCGGAGGGAGAGCAGCCCGGGCAGCGGTTGCAAAGGCGAACAAGGGATTCTCGGAAACTATCGCTGGCCTACGAGCTCAGGAGTACAACAACATTCTGAACAGATCTCTTCAAGCTTCAGGGTTGCTAAATGAGTTCATGAAAACCGTTGATAATCGTCCGTATGAGCAGATAGGCTTGAATGCAGCGCTTGCTCTGAAGAACACGGAAGCAGATATTTGGGGTAATCGTTTGAGCGGTGCTGCTGCTATGGCTGGTCTTGATGCGGATCTCACGAAGACTGGCATGAACAATCTGGCTGGAGCATTGGGAGACAGGGCGAATCGATTGGAGAATAAAGCTTCTCGATATCAGGATGAGAGAATGGCTTTGACTGGAGACATTTCAGACCTGCAGAAGGCAGTACTGGGAGCAAGGAATGCGTTGAATATCAGCAGCAGGGAGATTGCAAGCCGTGACTGGACAACGAACCTAGAGAGAAACTTTGCGGAGAAGCAGAATACGCAACAGCTGGGGATCTCCAATAACCTCCTCCTTAGCTCCGGAGTCAAGAGGAGCGGGACATCTCACATGAACATTTGGGGAGAAATGGTTTCTGGTTCTAATCCGTTCTCGCTGCTTTAATGATGGTTAATTAGGAGGTTGCTATGGCTAATTTTTATGTTCACGATTTGGTAGGTCCGACAGTTTCGTATATTAGGGCAATGCTTGGATACATCTCCGACAAGAGGATGCAAGAGATCCAGATCAAGAAGATGGAGAATGATGAACAGTACCGTTCTCAGATGATGCAGAACGAACAGATCTTGACTCAGGTAAAGATTCAGGAGGCAAAGGCTAAGAATGCCCGGGAGCGAGAGCAGCTCCGATTAAACCGTAAGCATGCTGAGGCTAATCTTGCGATGGGTCTTCTTCAGGGGATTGCTGATGTTTATCAGAATGGGATTAAGAACGGCGAAGTGGATCCGAGTGAGTATGCGATGCTTGCGAATGGGGCTGAGAGCGTTCTGTCCGGATATGAGAAGCTCGCTAAAGATCTCGGACTTGAGAAGAACATTGCGCCAATGTTGCAGAATGTTCGAACCGGAATTCAAGGAAGCATACAGTCCAACATTGGGCGGCAGATGATATTCGGGCAAATGCAGAGCAAGAAGCCTCAGCAGTTCGAGGCTTTTGCCTCTATGGTTGGTGGGGTTAAGAATCTGAAACGTATGGATCCATCTCAGATCGCTGGATTAAAGCGTAATGTTGAGGCCGAGAACAATATTAAGCTTAACGCATTGAGAGAACAGAAGCGGCTAGTTGATCAGACTATAGCAAGGACAAAAACTGATGATCCGATGATGCTTGATTTTCAGAATAGGGCTGCAAGCTTGGCTGCTGAAATTGCTGCTATCGAGTTATCGACAAGCAAGATCACTGGTGCTTCAGATGAAGCGTATCTTGCGGATCAATATATGAAAAACGCTGGCCCTGAGCCTGAGTGGAAGAAGAATTTACGCAAGGAGCAGGAGGGAATGAGAGAGGGCGTTAGCCAGGAATTATTTGGCATTGAGCCAAAGGTTCCTACTGAAAATGTTCAAGCATCTAATGCCGCCACGGATCAGAATGGATCTAGCTTTAATTCTCGAGTTATTGAATTAGCCAAAAGCAAAGGAGTTACGAGAGAAGAAGCAATGCTCAAGTATGATTACTATAAAAACTTGCTTAGAGATGAAGATGTTTTTGCATCGGGAGTCGCCACGAAAAGGATGAATGCGAAACAGGCTCAGCTTAGAAGAAACGTTATCTTTCGTGACAATGACTACGAAACCATGCTAGGAGGGTTATCGAAATACCCTAATATAAATCTGTAGGAGATGTCATGGATGAAAGATCTCTGTTCTCTCGTTGGCTGGATTACGATGATTCGCTTCGCAAGGCTCGCAATGGCTTTGCTGAACAGATGCTATCTCGTCTCCCTGAAGACGTTGCGCCTGTTGGTATAGGCCGTGAGGCGCATGAGGACAAAGGCAGAGGGCTTGCTGCCTATGATGAGTATGCTTCGATGCCTGAAGCTGAAAGGAGCTCTCCTCGAGGGCGCGAGCTGGCGGGAATAATAAAGGCATACGTTCGACCACGCGAGGCTCAGTCGGAAGAATGGCGGTATCCTCAAGAGCGAAATACCGAAGAGGTTCCTTTTTCTCTTACTCCAACACGGACAAAGCTTTCTTCTGAAGATGAGGCGCGGTTTCAGGCTTTCTATGCAAAATGGGCAAAGGTTGCTGGAATCAATCCAGATCCTGATGCTCCCGGGCATAAGTATGATTATCGTGGTGCGTTTGCTGCTGGGCATGCTCCACAGATTGACGATACAGACGGTCTTTATCACTGGCCTTCAAAGTTCAAAGACGACGATCATCCGAATCGTTTCGTTAATGGGATAGACACAAAGTATGAACGCAAACTTTCTGCAGAAGGTCGACGTTTAGGTTTCTTAAAATCTCTCGTTGTTCCTTTCGCTACGGGGATGGCTGAATTTGGCGGTAGTTTGCTTAAAGGGGTGGATCCGTTTGTGCCTGGGGATGGCCCTATTCAGTCGTTCATGACCATGGCTGGGGAGTGGCTGCAGAACGTGCCGACTGCACAGATGCAAGCAGACTCTGAATACATGCAGTCTCGTCCGATGTGGATTGCGGATCCGGAGAAACCGTGGACTCAGGAGCTGAAGGATCTCCCTGATGTTATCAATGGCTGGGCAGCTCGAGCGTCTGCCAATGCTGGTCTTATGATTATCGGTATGGCTGGTGGTGCTGCTGGAGCCGCTGTCTTTGGGCAACTTGGCCCACAGGCCGCTACTCCGGAAGAAGCTGCTACAGTTCCTGTTTCAGCTGTTATCGGAGCCTTCGTGTCTCGTTGGATGGGATCAACCATCGCCATGACTGGTGTTGAAGCAGCAAACTTCCTCGAAATGTCTGAGCGTGAATACGGATTAGATCGAGATATCGCCGAAAAGTATTCTCGGTTATACGGTGTTCTTTCTGGAGCTGTTGAGGGATTACAGCAGCTTTCATATCTTCGTCAGCTAAAGGGAGGAGAAGCCGAGATTGCTAAAAGGATCTTAGCTCAACAAAAAAAAGTAGGGATGCTGAAGAAGCTTGCACTCGCCATGGGTGACGCAACGATGGAAGGTGGCGAAGAAGTCACTCAAGGCTTCTTGATGAGCAAGTTCATAAAGCAAGCGATTGCAGAACAAAGAGAACGCAATCCTGACTGGCATCCGACCAAAGAGGCTGAGGATTATACGCTATCGGAAGCGAAGACTGACTTTACTCTTGGCACAGTACTTGGTGGCATTTACAAGCTTACAGGATCAACTGCGAATATGATTCGCGGCAATGTGGATCCACAGACACAGCAGAAGTCGTTCGCCGCTCAGCGTGTCATTCAAGGTTCCGGTATTGTACGGACAGATGATCTTCGTCGACTAGGCAAGCAGGTTGGTGAAGTCGTTATGGATCCTGACCAGGCCAAGACACGTATAGGCGGCAAGGTTCGTAGAGGGTCTATCTTTGACAGGAACACGAATCGTAATGCTCGTGTCATGGAAGATATGTTAGCAGAGTACAAGAAGATGCTCAGCGATCCTGACATCGATGCTGATCTTGAAATCGGTCGATGGTTGGCGAATCGTTTTGGGATGATCGAAGCTGAGAGCGCAAATGATTTCGAATCGCTCGAGGAGGCTCGCAAGCGTGGAGAACTGAAGAAGGCCAAGTTTGGTGTTGGCGTGAACAAGACGCACTACACTTGGCTGATGTCTCCTGACTTCTCTCGTGGCGAAGACGGAGTGAGGCTTGCTAATGCTTACGGGCTGGCGATGGAGATCGAAGATCCGAAGGAGTTTGCTTCTCGTGCTTCAGTACTTAGCGAAGAGGATCTTCATAATGATGATTACATGAGTATGATATTTGCTCGCAGGAAGAATCGGGATCCGGAAGAGATAAAGCTTCAGTCCGAGATGCTGAGAGCTGCGAAGCAAGAGGGATTTGTAGATGATATTGCGATCGCTCCTTTGGTTATCGGATGGTTCTCGAAAAAGCAGCTTAGTGAAGCTGGCTACGGTACGTCTTTGGATCATGCAAAGAGCAGGACGCTAGAAGACGGAACGGTTCAGTACTTAGTAACGCCGCTTGCTAACGTCCGGATCAATGAGCAGGGTAAGCGGATCCTGAACGTTTCATCGATGGCAGGAGTAGGGAACATCACGGAAGATGTCATCGAGGCAATGACTCGTAACGACATGCTTACTCAGCTGATCGCGAGCGGAAGCCCTAAGCAACAGGAAGCTGCAGCCAAGATGATTGGTATCCGTGGGAAATGGCTGAGCCAGGCTAAGTCCTATCTGCAGAGGATAGCAAATTCGAATGCTGATATTCCAAGCATCGAGGAGCTGAAGAAGCGCAAGAGAGAGACGCACACCAAGGATGCTCCGAAGATCCTGAGTCGACTGAGGGGCCGCTTGATTGATCGCATGAATGCCGTAGCCGAGATGCATGCTCGATATCAGCGCGGGAACGAGGCTAACTCTGAGATCGTAGAGAACACTTTACAGGCTTTGAATGGCGCGAAAGAGATTCTTGCTGATGATATTTCGTGGGAACAGGCCGAACTGGTGCTTCGAAAACTTTATGATGCAGAGGGGAAGCTCGGTAGTAAGAGCCCAGTTGCAGCGGCTGAGAGGCTTTTGTCACTGAGTGATGTCGAGCTTCTATCCAAAACTTTGAGCTATCATCTGGACAAGAACAAGAAAGCTGATTCAGCGGAATTCTCATTACTGAAAGAATCGAAGGTTCTTAATGAGGCATTACTGGATCTTGCTGGCGAAAGATTGTCGACTTTGCTCACATACGGCAATGTCGAAGCTGTGTCGCCTGACGTTTTGGGTTTCGAGTTCCAGCTTGATGAAGAGGTTGGTGAGGGTGCCGAGGCCGTACAGGGCCGCTCAGAGGCTCCAGAAGACGTATCCGAAGAAGCTGAAGTTGAGGGTGAAGGAGCTCCTGTAGATGAATTGCCACCGCTTACCGAGGAGGATGAGGCTGTTGTCGAGGAGCTTGAGAAGGCTTTCGGGGTAGAGAAGAGCGTGAATGAGATCCTTGGAGACTCCTATTCGATCGAAGTAATACAGTCTGACACGGCTCCTGAAGGGATAGATCAGGACGCTTGGGATCGCATGTCGCCTGAAGGAAGAGCAAAGGCTATCGGGAGGCCGCCGACCAAGAAGCAGATGATTGACAAAGCGTTAATCGATAAGAAAGAAGCGGTTCTTCGAAGGCAGATCGAAGAGATCGGGAATAAGCTAGGTAGATCTTATCTCCGGATCCTCGACGTTATAGACACGCTTCACGACGAACAAGGGATTTCCATGGGTGATATTCAGAAGACTCTCGAGAAAGAGTATCGTGCTGGAGAAGGTGGCGTAATGGGTGTCATTGAGAACGAGATTCCTGCAGATTTGGGAGAGTTCCTTGAGCAAGTTGATATCGCTGCGTTAGTGAAGCTTTACGAGGAGGATCCATTTAAGGCCCGGGAGCGGCTGTTTGATTCTTCTATTCTTCTGGAGAATACGCTGAAGGCGAAAGCTCTCGGCATAACGGATCCTGCTCTTGCTGCCTTTTGGGATGCTCGCAAGCTGAATACGAAGCTCGCTATTCTGGAAGCATCTGGATCCTTGATAAAAGACATCAAGTCCGAGAACCGGAGAGAGATTGCTGAAGATTTCATAGATCGAATCAATGAGTTCATTCGGGATCCACATGAGAAAACTCGTGATGAGTTCGATGCTGCTCTTGGTCGCTTTGCAAAAGTTCTGGACTATGAGGCACTTGTCTCAAGTAAGCCACGCCTAAAGCTGAAGAATGATGTGGAGTTGGGGCTTACGGACATAGAGATTCAGGAAGCATTCGAAGGAATGCCAGGCACTCTCCGGAAGGATCTCTACATCAGCCTGGTCAACAAAGCTATTGAGAACGAATACGACTCGGTATCGTTGCTTGCGTCGTCGACGAAAGCTTTCGACGAAGGGATCCGTCTTGCTGGAACAATCGACGAGCTGGCAGAAGTTGATGAAAACAATGATCTTTCAGAAGAGATAGAGAATCAAATCAAAGAGTCGACATCGATGTTCGATGATCATGCGAGGATGGAGAGAAGGTCGAACTATCTCGAGGATCGCCTCGATCGCCAGAAGGAAGATGGCTTTGAGTTTCCGTCTCCTCAGACAGTACCACTGAAAGAATCACTGAAGCTTGTCGCTGTTCTGGACATAGGAAGCTTGAATGGAATGAATACGATTCTATCTGGATCCAATGGGATCCTGAATGATGTTCCTGTTCAGGTTGCAGCAGCTCCGAACTTCTTCGATCAAGGAAAGCCTCAGATCAAGATCTCATACGGATCCTCTTATACGCTCTCTTCCGGAAGAAAGGCTCGACAGAACGAGCGATGGTTTACCATTACCCGAAGGGCTGCGGCCAAGATGAAGGAGATGAGGATCCAAGCTTCAAAGAAAATCGGGCCCGGGCAACCTCCTATGGATTTCAACTATACAGGGGAAGGCAGTCCTCAGCAGCAATGGACAGATCTGTATATTCAGCACCAAGAAGAACTGAATGCTGCTCTTGGTCGCAAGACTCCGATCGATCGCGAACCTTTCGAGAAGACAAAAGCAAACCCGAATGCGTCTATTCGCGCGGCTGTTGATATCGTTGATGCTGTTATCGTCTTCTATAACTCGAATCAGCTTGGCGGTATTGAGAACAAGTATGCTATGGCTGTCGGGCAATTCACCCGTACTGGCAGAGTTCCACCTGTTAAAGGTTTGACTGGGATGCGAGTGAATGACTGGGATCTCTCTCAGCATAATGCTACCAGAGCGACAGAGACTTACAGGTCTGTACTTCCTCTGGATACAGCAAAGCTTTCGAGCGAACAGATGGCTGCAGCTATTCGCTCCTTTGTCTATGAGAATTCAGCACAGCGTATTGCTCTTGTCGGAGGAGTGCCGAAGACAGGATCTCCGAGAGAACAGAAGATACGAGCTACTCTGAATGCTGCATTGAACGAAGCTGGACAGATGGATCCCGACTACAAGGAGACGATCTCTACGGAAGCACAGCTTGAACAGGCTGAAGGAATGGTCGCTTTCCAGAATTGGCTGGTTGCTAAGGTCGGTCGTGGTAGCAATGCTCTCCTGATCAACATCGTCAAGCAGCTTGAATCGAACAATGCTCGATATGAAGCAGAGAATCTTCACACCGTCGACGGTATCGCCAATTATCTATGGAGCTTGCCGAAGAAAAACCGCTGGGCAAAGCTGAAGTATTATCTCACGAAAGTAAACTTCGAGAAGATTGCAGATCAGCTCGAGGATGGAGGGGAATTCAAGAAGCACCATGATCCAACTCCTCAAGACTCGATGATCCTGAAGGCTGCAGCTGAGCGGCGTAAGGAGATGGGATTACGTCAGCATGCATCCGAAACCGGAGAATACAATCACGACTTAATAAAGGAGCTGGATACAGAGGAGTTTGTTAGAGAATCGCTTACCAGAGTCAGATGGACAACAGGGATTCGGACGAAGAATGGAGTTGAAATTGCTGGGAAATATATTCGCGCCGAAGACATTATTTTTGTGGATAAGGAGCTAATCAGAAAGAAGTACAACGAAAGAGCATGGATCCATCCGAAGTTCAAAGGAGTCGATGCTCTGCCAGCAAATGCATTCAAGTCTCTGGATGAGTGGGAAGCTTTCGTTGTCATGCATGAAATCGGACATCGCATGCTCCGGAAAGCTGGTATCAATATTACAGGAGCCGCCGCAGAGAACATCGTAAACGGCATTGCTCTTGATCGCATTGCTAATGCTAGAGCGATAAACCAGAGGCTTGCGAGCGAGCAAGAGGCGAAGGCTATGGCTCAGGCTTTTCAAGAGAACGAGATTCAGTCGTACTTTGACAGCTTTAATGAAAGCCCATTCGAAGCATTAAATCCGGAGGACTTCAACGATCTGACGCTTCCGTACTCACCAGTAGAGTATGAAGTGTTTCAAGGACCTGGCATTGAGGTTGAAGACTCTTTCTCCATGGAGGCTGTCTCCTCGATCGTAGAAGACCTTGCAACTCTGCCAGCACCCGAAGGTAGGCATGCTCTTCGCGATGAGCTCCTCGATGCGGTACGCAAAAAGAGAGCGCGATATGATGGAGTGCTTAGAGATCTAGACGATTTCAAGAAGTGGGTGAGGTCGAATGGCATCGATGAACGCCTCGGAATGGTTATGGCTACTGTTGTTAGAGAAGATATTCCTCCGGAGAAGTGGGATGCTCTCGGGATAGACAAGAGCGATCAGATCAAGATGCAACGGATACTCGACAGCAATCCTGCTTTCGTTACAGATCTCGGCAGGAAAGCGCATGTAATGCTGGATGAGTTGTTCGCTGATTTCAATCGGCTGTCTTCTGAGATGACAGATGAAGAGTTCATTCGCTTCTATCGCGAGAATTATGTTCCGCATCTTTATATCCCGAAGAAGGTAGACCGCAACAAGAGCAGGAGTCTTGAGGCTCGATCGGCAAACCAAAGGGTATTCAATACATTCGTGGAAGCAGAACAGGCTGGTTACGTTCCGCTGTCTCTGGAGATCGATAAGCTGATAGCTCGCTATGCTGAGATGAATTACTCCCTTATCGCAAATAGGACAGTCCTCGAGGCTGCTCCTATGATCATGAGCCCTGATGGAGATCCAATGGTCATCACTCGATATGCTACGGATCCGGATGCTCGTGTTCCTATTGCTGATAAAGTTGAGCAAAGCCTGGCTGAGTTTATAGCTGATAGACTTGGTGTAGTATCGAAGTCGCTTCCGGATCTTATCAGGAGATTCAATAGCAATCGTGGTGATTATGTTAAGATGAGATCTCCATACAAAGGAGTTCAGGAGTACTGGGTTCATCCGGATGCGGTGAACACTATGAAGTGGGTTCTGAACCAAGGGCCGCAAGGAAGGCTCTCGAAGGTTATGAACGTCATTCTCAGGGTCAACAACTGGGCTAAGTTCTCTGCTCTCGGGTTGTCTTTCTTCCATCACTTTGCCTTGACTGAATCATACATAGCTGCCAATGGAGGCAAGGCTGCAGCGGAAACATTCTTGCTGGATCCGGTTCGCGTGTGGTTCCGGAAAACTCCTTGGCAGAAGTTCTTGGATAAGACGAAGACGGATGCAGAATTCTCTGACCTTGCTCGAGAGTTTCTTGAGTCTGGTTTACAGGTAAATACATCTCCGACTTATGACATCTCTCAAATCGAACAGGATCTTGATCATGTGCTGGCGTGGGCGAAAGCTCACAATGTGCGATCGGCAAAGGTTGCTGCAAAGATGATTAGGGCATACAAAGGATTTGTCGATAAGCATCTATGGAATTCGATGCTCCCCGGCATGAAGCTCTATACAGCTCACAGATTGCTGGAACAGTACGAAGGCATTGCTCAAGAAAAAGGGATGGCCCTCGATCGCAAGCATGTGATGGAGCAGATCTCTGCTTACGTTAACTATGCTTATGGCGGTATTGAGTTTGAGCGATACATGGGCATGACTCCTAATGTTCGCAAAGTTTTGACGCTTGCTGTCTTCGCTCCGGACTGGACGATCTCGAATATGAACATCGCAGACGTTCTCAATATCGGCGGCGGCAAGTCTCCTATCATGCTGAACGAGATGCAGAAGCATTACTGGCCTTGGATGGCATTCGTTATTACAGCGATACCTGCAGCTGTTCAGGCATTGATATACGGTGCCGTAGGTGCTCTTGGTGGTGATCGCGATGAAGATGACCAGGCTTTCATGTTTAAGAACGAGACAGGACAGCAGCTCGCCATCGATGTCACTCCGATACTCAGGCTGATTTCTCCGACTGCAGAGGGAACGCTGGCTGATGTCGATCTCGGCATTGCCAAGGAGAAGCGGTACTACATCACGTTCGGAAAGCAAGCTCGAGAAGTCGGAAGTCTAGTCGGGAATCCGTTACATACATTCTACAGCAAGACTTCTATCTTTGCTCGTATCGCCATGGAGCAGATCACTGGAACAAGTGGAGATTTCGATATGCCATGGAGGGGCAAGCCTTTCTGGAGTTCTCTGCCATTGCGAGCTGAAGAGGTCGGAAAGAAGTTCGTCCCGATGTCTGTCGCTTCTGTTGTGTTTGATGATCGTCCTTCAACTCTGTTCGCTCCCGGGCGATTCGGAATGAGTCGATTCAAGGCCAAAGAAGCGATGACTGAGATCTTTGAGGCTTATGCTAATCCTACATTCTGGAATCGATTAACCAAAGGCGGGGAGACTAAGTATGTGGAGAAGCTGGACTCTCTGGTGGTCAACGTTGCTGAAGCATTGCGAGCTAATGTAGGAGATCAAGGCGACCAAGTTGCTGAAGCAATTATCTCTCAGGCTGCTGGCAACGTGAAGAAGAAGTATTACGAAGAGTTCTTTGATGCTCTGAATAAAGAGGATTACAAGAAGCTCGATGAAGCAGCTCAATCAATCATACGCTTGGGCGGTGCTGTCGACGGTTTCAACAGCTCGATGAATTTCAAGTTTGAAAAGAGAGAAGGAGTCGAGTACACCTACGAGAAGAAGATGGTAGTCGAAGAGGCCGTTCATGCTGCTGAAGAAAAGATGGGTAGACCACGAAGTATTTCAACTGATGAACGGAAAATGATACGCGAATTAAAGAAAGCAAGTGGAGGATCAAGCCATGTCGAGAGGTATCTACGGAATCAGCGATACGGGTCTGCTAACAGGGGTGCAGCGTCACAGCGGAGAGATTCAGTTCGTTACTGAGATAATCGATGATGGCACTCCGTACCTAGTCGACAACCCTTTGATTGAGATACCTGATTCTATCAGGCAGTTCAACGTATCCAATCTATCGAGGCTGCTTTGCTCGGATGAAGACTCTCTGAAAGAGTTCAATAGCGTCTTTGGCATGACTGGCAAAGAGTCTTGCGTTACGATCTACACGATGATCCGAGAGAACGGGAGCTATCTCATTCCGATCATTGTTGGCTATAGCGGTCGCTTTATGAACGGAGATGTTGGCCCGGATATCGGATATTCTCATGGTGCTGCTTTCATGCTGTCCAATCCAAAAGACTGGCCCGAGAAGATGGGAGATATTCTGGACTATCTTAGCGATCGCTACGCTGGAGAGGTTGCGATCGAGGTAGACGAAGACTGGAAGATGTCGAAGCTGCAGTTTGGGCATCAGCCGCAGTACGTTTCCCTGATGTCAGAGTTCTATGGGATGAGGTATGATGAGCTGTTGGGCTGGCTTGTAAACGACGACGAAGCTCCAAGACATTCTGAAGGTGTAGTGCTGTCGGTGATGGTCAGCAAGCCTCCATTTCCTGTTGTCGAGGTTCCTCAGGGAGATCAGATGCAAGCTGCCAACGATGCTGAGAAGCACATCTGGCGCGTAATTATCGGAAGATGTGAGGTTGTCTTCGTGTCGGCGTATGCTGATAACTTGCCGAACTGTCGTCGTCGTGTGTTCCGGACGATCAATCGCATGCTGAAGTATGACAACCGGATCCAGTACCGGACGGACGGTGGCTATAAGCTGGACTTCGGTAGGATGAGCGAAGTCTACGAGAGATACTCGAAAGACTCAAAGCGTTCTGACAGCAAATAAAAAACCCTCCCCCCGTAGTGGGGAGAGGGCTGGCTGAACCGCACTTGGGTTAATTTTCATTACCCCACCCCTTCCATCTGCCGCTGCTCATTGCTTGGTTTCTTCTTATTGCCCGCAGTAACTATCATGTGTTGTGTTTATACCAATTCCCAACGTATCGCCGCAGCGACCGCAAGTTGAAATCTGGCGGGTTGTGACCGGAACACAACCCGATCAGTTTGCCGTCGCGCT